CCAGCATCTACTGTTGCACTGGTTTCATCCCATGAGGCTGGGATTAGCTGAGTAGCAGCCTCTGTAGACCATTTTACTAATCTTGGATAATTTACATTTGACTTGGTTACATTAAGGGAAACCAAGAATGATCTGAATGCTCTTAATGACTTACATTCTGTGCTGGCGGGCCAATAAGTAAGGTCAGCCATCTTAGTTGATGTTGTAGGTACACCGGCAGTTAATGCCCAGAACTGTGGATCATCAACACCGTTAGTCATTACAAGTACACCGCCTATAACAGTGGCAGTCCAGTTCTCCGTAACGTCAGTAGAGTATGCACCACTGGCTCTGGTAATGTCGTACCACTTCTTTGTTCTGGTTACCTTTGCGCCGTCTGCATGGATTGCAGCACCACCACCCCTTACACACCCAGTGAATGTGTTTGTTGAGATACCTGTATAGGCAATCTCCTCATCATCTATGGTAATAGTTCCAGCGGTTTCAAAACCAGTTACACTGTCCACCGTGATAGATGTATCTGCTGCACTAATACCACCATCTAGTGTATCTGTAACGGTACTATTGTCGTAGACATGTATAGCCGCCTCACCACCTACAATCCAATACTCATTAACCCCTGTAACAAGGCTAACAATGTAAAGGGGAGCAACAGGTACGGTTGCCATAACATCGGCGTAGCCCGGTGATTTTATAATAGCACTATGCTCTGATCTAACGTTATTACCGTCAGACCATACATTAGGCGGGAGTTGCCACGGATTAATATCCTTGACAATTCCAACTTGCCCTACATTATCTACTGGAATTAAAGCCATATTAAACTTTTGGGTATCGTGCCTTTATCTCTGCTACTTTAGTCTGCCATGCTTCCAAACCATTTTCAGAAATAAACTCTAGTTGATCTCTCCAATCACCATAAGCGTTTAATCGTTTTATCTTATAAGGAAAATCTTCCTTAACCCAATCAATTTCCCAGTGATCGGTCTTCCATACAGATCCACCATTCAAATGTGTATAAATTTCAACACCGTGTTCGTCCAATAATTCAGCACCAGAAGGTTGTTCTAGATTTGTAAAGTCGCTGTCTACTAATTCAGATTCTTCTTTAGCCTGAAGTTCCCACTTTTGAGTCCAAGAGCCATCCCCTTCTTTTACTGGCCCAACTTGGACAGCTTTATGGCCCGGAGTCGCAGACATTTCTGCATACTTTACCTCTACCACATTAAACAAATCCCTAATTTCCTGTATAGCTAATGCCCCATGAGGGAAAGATATATGGGGATTATCTGATTTCAAATTACCCTGACCATAAGGCCACTGAACTATTTGATCGTTTTTAATTTTTGCATAAGTTATCATATAGTTACCATTTGTCTATAGGACACTTCTGTCCTTTTAAATTGACTTTAAACACCATTGCACACCCGCAAAGTTTACAAAATCCATATTTGTAATTTGTGCATAATTTACAAATATCTAATTTTTCTTTTCCGTTCATTAGCTAACCTGAACCTGATATAATCCTCCGGTTCCTCCACTTGAACCACCCTTTGATGCACCCATTCCACCGCTATAATTAACACTTCCATTATTTGTATATGTTCCACTGTGAAGAATAAAAATTTGTCCTCCTCCTCCTCCACCTGCTCTAACTCCACCAAACGCTCCACCGCCGGTTGCTTGTCCACCGTCTCCGCTGACAGAAATACTTCCTCCAGAATTTATAGTTACATCTCCGCCCACTACAATAAACATTAATCCACCACCATCTCCGGCAGTGCCCCCACTAATTCCTCCACCAGAACAACCACCTCCGCCGCAACCAAAACTTCCAGCCGTTGCGCTACAAGAGCAGTTGTCGCAAGCGGCTGAACCTCCGCCACCTCCACCACTAAAACACGATCCGGCAGCTCCTGCGGCTCCGTGAGCCGTTCCCGACCCGCCTCCGCCCCAAGCTGAACCGCCGCCTCCGCCTCCAGCGGATAAGGTAGCACCTCCAGTCGTTCCATTTCCTACGCTTGCTTGATTTGTATTACAAGATGCCCACCCTGAAGATGAACAACCAGTACCACCACTGGCTCCTGCGCGTGAAACTGTAAAAATAGTTCCATCACCAGATATTGAATCTTGATTCGCTACTGCCCCTACCGCACCAGATCCACATCCTGCAAAATCAGCTGCAGCAAGAGTATCTGTTCCACTAGCAGTAAACATAGGTAATCTTATTCCAGTAGCTGACACCGCAGAAGAATCTGATCCTCCAGATATCGATGGATCAGAACACGATCCTTGACCTGCTATCGTAAGGCTGCCACTTACAGATAGATCTCCACTACAGTAAATTAACATTCCTCTACATGGCTGGTCAGGCTTTACTGTATGACCTGCATTAATTGTTAAGTCTGTATAATTTTTAACAACCATATCTCCATCATATGAACCATTCTTGTTTGCTACAGTATATGTAACACTTCCAGATGTTGATAATGTTCCATCGGAGTCATCACCAAAGTAGTTTCCTCCCCCGGCTGCACCGCCCATTGCAAGAAGAGCTGCTTTACTTGCTCCTAAAGGCATATCCTTCCCCCTACGCCATCGCTAGTCCGGCGGCAAATCCATACCACTGAGTACCGCCGTCAAATGTGGTGAATGTAAGTATATCAGTTCCTGACGCTGTTAAAGTGGGAGCAGTACCTGCGGGCCATTTAATAGTGTTTCCACCTCCATCATGCGCTCCTGACTTCCAAGTAATAGTGCCTGTACCCAAGTCTGTTCCTATAATCGTCAAGGAATTTGAATTAGACGCAAGTGCATTTGTTATCCCAACATTAAATGTTCCAGACGTTACTGTAACAGACTGAACATTTCCATCCTCTAAATCAATATTAAAAGCTGCACTTTTAGATCCTGCAGCATTTATTGCTTCTGAATAATCCTTCATCTTAGGCTTGGTAGCCAATTGATCTGCAAAGATTGTTTCACCACTCATCGTTCCACCAGCCAAAGGTAGGGCAGCAACATCTGATAAGACCTCTGCTGCGCTCCTTCCTTCTACCGCTGTGCCGTCAATCCTTAGAAAGTCATTATCAACAACACCAGTGGCAAACTGTGCTACATCGTATTGCGATATCCCTTGAGCCACAGATAGTTCTGTAGAGTCAATATCTAAACCACCATTAGCCTTGAGGTCTGTGCTGAATGAGGCTCCTGTGAGTTCAAGTCCATCACCAGCCGTATAAGTAGTATCAGATTGAGCAGCCCAATCAAATCCATTAGTGGCACTAGAATCTACTGTTAAAACATCTCCATTTGATGCCCCAGAGATAGCAAATCTAGTTTCTGATGAGACAGAGTTGTATGCTAACAGATCACCCTTTGTAGTAAGTTTATCGGGATAGGCAAATGCTGCCGGTTCCCATTTGGATGTTCCGGTTGAATACTTTAGAACATAGTCATTTGTTGGGGCTGTTGTACTTACGTCATACCCCTGTAGTTTGGCTACCGTAACTGCACCAGCATTTGTCATTGTCGCATCACCAGACAATGCAGCAGCGGTGAATCCCGTGCCATCACCAATTAGTATTTCAGTGGTTGCTAATGCGACATCAGAAGGAACTCCTGAAGAATTAGCGTTTCTTACCTTGACGGTGTTGGCCGCCATATCTGCTAACTTAGCATTTGTTACTCCCGCATCCGTAACATTGACTGTAACTGTAGTACCCGTCGCCGACGTATCAAGACTTGCCCCTCCAGAGACTGTAAGACTTTCAGAATCAAGGTCAATGTCGATACTTCCACTGTCCGTAGTAATGTCAAGATCTTGCGCTGTAACTTGTGCATCGACATAAGTTTTGACTGCTCCTTGCGTTGCTAAAAGAGTTGCACTGCCCGTGCTTATACTTCCGTTATCTATGCCGGTAACCGTAGCTCCAGTAGCTAAAACTAGACTGGTACTTCCATCCAATGTAGTTCCAGAAACAGCGGCAGGGGTTGCCCCGCCGATAACTGTTCCATCAATTGTTCCGCCATTAATGTCTACAGTCTGCGCTGTCTCTACACTAAATGGTAAGACAATAAAAGAGGAACCATCATATATCTTTGCTACATGATTACCTGCACCCGCAGAAGTATCTATCCAAAGAAGACCTTCAGCAATAGAAACTGCAGGAGCAGTAGCAGCCGTATGGATTGCATTGACCGCAATATCTACAGAGGGGAAGGATTGCTTGACTGCCCGTTTGACGGTGCGAATCTGGTCATCCCCCTGCGATACTAAGTCAGTTGCTGTAGGATCTGTTATTGATAATTCATCAATATAATTTGCTGGATCTAATGCCATTATGGATACCCTGTAGTGTTCATCACCCTCATCGCGCTACCTGAATGACGGTCTTTGTTATCTTGTTCTTGTAGAGCCTTTAAAGACTCTTGAAATGCGGTAGCCCATAATTGAACCCGTTGATCGTTCATTAGGAAAGGTTCAGCCTCTAACAACGCTCCGTATAGATATACATCTGGATTATCTGTGAGCATCTGTTCTGTCGTATTAGAATCTGATAGAGCATCAATCTTCTTATAGAACATTATAGAGTAGGTATAACCAGAGTCTGGGGACGGCCCTAGCCTCACCTTCTTTGTGGGTGTTCCGCTGGAATTATCTGCAAATATCGTATAAGCCAATGGCTTCCCACCCTGACTCCCCGCCCACATTCTATTCATGTTTTCAGGGGTTAGATAAGATAGTGTAGTTATTGGGCTGGTGCTTAAATGAAAATCAACCATCTGAAGATATCCAGACGGTAAATCGTAGTCCCTAGTTCCAGATATTAACGTAGCGGCTCCTCCCAACGTAGTCTCATCCACGTTAAGCATCATAGATAGGCGGATAGTCCGGTTCATCCGGGCCTCCGCTAGAGCAATAAACTCTGGTATCCTATCGGTTAGATCAGATCGGTCTAACCAGTTTGCCACCGCAGTCTGGAGGGTAGCATACGTGTTGATCGCCATTTTTTATACGTTACGGGCTGAATAGAATATTTTTTGGTTTAAGATTCTATATCCGTTTGCTGTGTCAGTTTGTGCGCGTCCTGCGACGCCAAATGTATATAGCCACATAATTATACCCTTGTTGGAGTTGTTCTAAAATATTTGTTATCGGGGTCGTTGAGATACTTCTTCATAAGGTTATGATCTTTCTCTATTGCCCCATTCGTTTCCTTCATCCACTGAGTCCATACATTAAGAGGTATAGAGGCGACCCTTACACCTTCACCAGCTTTTCCGGGGGTTAATAAATCGCCGTAATTATTATAGGCTTTCTTATTCTCCTCCAGAACTGGCTCTGCGTCCTGATATGTGTTTACAGTAAACTCTTTTTCATCCGCACTTGAATGAAAAGTAGTATGTAACATATTAGGTTCTACTGGTTTATTCATTTTAAATGATGCCTCTGATCGTTGCCCTTTACAATTTTTTCCATTCGGTTTTTTAAATCCAATATTTGATCTTCTCTTGTGGAGTTATGATCCACTCTCTTTGGAGAGTTTGCCGGTTTTTTCTTTTTCACGAATTATTGTCCTCTTGAATAGAATCCGTCTTTCCCCGCTTTTGAAACCTGAGAGCTTATAACATTATCTATAGATCCGTTATGATCCGTATGACCTAAAGCACCATCAACTCCCGGCCCATACTTTTTAAGTTTGGGTTCTCCCTCTGCATAAGGGGGAGGATTCATATCAGGGCCAATAGCTGTTGCGCTTCCCTTGCTTGGTGGTTGTCCAATATTTGCCATCTTGTTTCTCCTGTAAGGTTAAGCCCCCCGGAGGGGGCTATACCAATACTAATTAAATTGCGCTCTTCAACTGGCCACTTCCGTTGCCATTCTTAGCTCGCAAACCGTACTCAGCAATCAAAAGCTGTTTCACACTATCACCAGACTTGGCAAGAGTTTCTGTGCGGAATGGACGTAAATAATCAACCGACCAAAGGTCAAAGTCTATAAAGTCAACCTGAGTTGTCGGAATAAACCTATCAGGCACAACCTTAAACGTACCAAAGTCCGTAACAAGAACATCAACAGCATTTACGGCAGTGATATTGTCTTTAGAACCAATATCCTTTCTGGGTGCAGCAACCACAGCGCCACCAACAGTAGATGAACTGATAGTACCCTTTACTG